CCATATTAGAGCAGGTGTAACAAACTATAACAAAGGTAGTATTGAATTTGATAATGGTTCTCGTATCATTGCTCAAGCAACAACAGAAAATACTGGTCGTGGTCTTTCAATCTCATTGCTATATGCAGATGAGTTTGCATTTGTTAGACCTAATATTGCAAAAGAGTTTTGGACTTCTATATCTCCAACACTAGCAACAGGTGGTAAAGCAATTATCACATCAACACCAAACTTAGATGATGACCAATTTGCTATGATTTGGAGTTCAGCAAATAAGAGACTAGATGATTATGGAAATGAAACAGAAGTAGGTACAAACGGATTTAGACCCTATATGGCGACATGGAATCAGCATCCAGATAGAGATGAACAGTGGCAAGGGGAAGAAAGAGCCCGTGTAGGAGAAGAACGTTTCTTAAGAGAGCATGAATGTCAGTTTATTGCATTTGATGAAACGCTAGTAGCGAGTCTTAAGTTAGCAGATTTAAAAGGTAGCGAACCTATAATGAGAACTGGTCAAGTACGTTGGTTTGAAAAGATTAACAAAGATTCAACATATATTGTTGGACTTGACCCTGCAATGGGTACAGGTGGTGACAATTCAGCAATTGCAGTTTGGAGTTTGCCAGAACTAATACAAGTAGGTGAATGGCAAAACAATAGAACAGATGTGAGAGGTCAAGTAAAAACGATGCATGATATTCTCACAATAATTAACGATGAGATGAGAGAACTTGGAAATAACGCACCTGAAATATATTGGTCTGTAGAGAACAATTCATTGGGTGAAGCCGCACTTATTGTTATTGAAGAAATGGATGAAGACAAGTTTCCTGGTACATTCTTGCATGAACCAAAGAAAAAAGGAATACAACGAAAAAGTAGAAAAGGTTTTACAACCTCATACAAGACAAAAATCGTAGCATGTATGAAGATGAAATCTTGGATAGAAAGTGATAAGATGGTTCCATTGAGTAGAAATCTTATTAGAGAATTAAAAACTTTTATCGCTAAAGGTAAAAGTTACGAAGCAAAGACAGGTGAAACGGATGATTTAGTTTCGGCGACTTTGTTATGTATTAGACAAATACAAGTTATATCTAGGTTTGATGAAGATTATGAAGCACTGTTGGGCGAAAGATTAGACAGTGATGAACAATATAGTGAACCATTACCGGTCATAATTTAGAATATTTGATAAATACTAAAAAGGAAATACATATTATGGCAGTTAATTTAAACAATGTAGCAACAAAAGTAATGAAGTTCATGCAAGGTAGCGGCCTAGCACTGAAGATGTTTGACGATTCAAACGGCAAAAGTGTGTCAGACCCTACAAAAGCAAGATATTTCTATGTTGAAACTCCTAACATGATGGTTCATATTGATGACTCAGCAAAAGAATTACAGTTTCATGTGGGTGAACACGTTGATATTGACAAAACAGAAGTCAGTTCAATGATGAAAAACTTAAGACAGATTGCACACAGTAATATGTTAGATTTTGATGTTCGTTCATTCGGCAAAAGAATCAAACCAAAAAATTACGCATACAAAATAGAACAAAATAAGGAGCAGACTATGAGTGACGTATTCAATGAGGGCATGAGCCCGCTAGAAGGTTCATCACGCACCAGTCGCCAAACACTAGAAAATGTACGACTAATCGTTAAGCACAGAAATGCGGTAAACGAAGAATCACGTGGTGCACGTTCACGTAATATCTCATCAATCTTTGTTGAGAATTCAGAAGGTGAACGTTTCAAATATCCATTCAAACACTTAAATGGTGCAAGAGCAATGGCTAGACACGTAGCATCGGGTGGTATCCCATCTGATATGGTTGGTGAGGCGATTGTCGGATTATCTTCAAACTTGGCAAAACTAAAAGAATTTATGGGCGTTGTTTCAAAACAAAAACTTGTCAATGAAAGCAATCGTTCAGTAGTATTAAATGTAAAACGCAATATGGAATCTATAAAAGAAAGCATTAAGCGTATTCAAGGCGCAAATGGCTATACGGCATTTGTTGAGTCAATGGCATTAAATGAAGAAAAAGTAATCGAAGAAGCATCAGAAGATACAATCAATTCATATGTTCAAAAATTCACAAAGTCATCATTTGAAGAATCATTAAAAGATATTCTACCACTTGTTCATCGTGTAAACGAAGAAGAAATGGAAAACAATCGTGCTAATCAGATTGAGCGTGTTAAAGAAATTATTCTTGCAAAAGATAAGAAGACTGGCGAAAAGAAAAATAAGATTTATTTTCCTAAAGACCCTAATGCAGAGTACAACTATGACGAAATCAAAAAGCAATATGCTGAGCCTCGCAATGCCGAAGAAGCAAGAATGAAGAAAATCAATATGATTGCTATGAGGTTTGATGATATCGGTGACAGAGTAGATGTTGATACGACAGATGACAAGAAACGTAAAAACAAAGGTCACGATAGAGCGGCAGAGTTATCAATGTTCTTGCATGATGTTGCTGGAGAAATTCGTAAGAATCCAGCAGGATTGAACAAAGAAAAATTAACACTAGCAAGTCATTTATTAAAGATGTCAAAAGCAACAGCAGAATCAGTAGAAGAAGTTGCAAATGACCGCATTGACGAAATGGTTGAACAAGCATTCTCAAAATTCGACCCAGAAAGAGTTCTTAAAGAAAGTTAATTTTCTGCTTGACATTCACATTTCACTATGTTATACTAGAGGGAGTTAAATGACTCCCTTTTTTATTGGTTTTCAAGGTTATTCAAAAAAACTTCAAAAAACTTCAAAAAAGTAGCATTTAACACTTGACTTTTAAGTAAAAGATAAGTATAGTAGTAACATGCTTAGAGAGTTCAGAGGATGTTACACACTAGGCTAATACAAAACTAATACAGGCTAATATAGGAGAATACTATGGCTACACTAGCAGAAATACGTGCAAAGTTGCTGGCACAAGATAAAAGCGCAACAGATTCGTCTAACTCAAATCGAGGCTCAGACGCAGTTTATCCCTTTTGGAATATCGATAACGACACTACAGCAGTGTTGAGATTTCTTCCGGATGCGGACAATTCTAATACATTCTTTTGGCGTGAACGTCAGGTTATTAAGATGCCTTTTCCAGGTGTCAAAGGTGGAGACACTAATAAATCTGTAATTGTTCAAGTTCCTTGCATTGAAATGTGGGGTGACACATGTCCAGTACATGCTGAAATTCGTCCTTGGTTCAAAGACCCAAGTATGGAAGACATCGGACGTAAGTACTGGAAAAAACGTTCTTACATTTTTCAGGGATTTGTTACAACAGACCCTATGAATGGAGAAACACCAGAGAACCCAATCCGTCGTTTCATCATTGGTCCACAAATCTTTAAGTTGCTTAAAGCGGCACTGATGGACCCAGATATGGAAAATCTTCCAACTGACGTTGAGCAAGGTACAGACTTCCGTTTGACTAAAACTCAAAAAGGTCAGTATGCGGATTACTCAACTTCAAATTGGGCTCGTAAAGAACGTAGCCTTGATGAAGCAGAACGTTCAGCAATTGAAACTCATGGTCTATATGACTTAAATGAGTTTATGCCTAAGCGTCCTACTGAGGAAGAAATTGGTATTATCATGGAGATGTTCGAAGCATCAGTAGATGGTGAATTGTACGACCCACAACGTTGGGGTAAATTTTATAAGCCATACGGTCTGGAAATCGCAGACACAACAGCATCGGCGGCACCAGTTGCAACATCAACTGCGCCTAAGACTGAGACTACTCCAAAGCCGACTACTCCGACTGCAACGGCTCCTGTACAGGAAAAAGTTGCTGAAACGGTAGCAGAAGAAACTGCACCAGCAGGTGCATCATCGGATGCGGCAGATATTTTGGCAATGATACGTTCCAGAAAATCTGACTAATAATAAATTAACATGGGGGCGCAATGTCCCCATGTATTTTTTCTTTGAATGGAGTAGAATATGGCAAAGGCATTTGATGCAAGTAAATTTCGTAAGAGTATAACGAAATCTGTACCAGGTATGAGTGTAGGTTTTCGTGACCCTGATACATGGATATCAACAGGTAACTACTGTCTAAACAAGTTAATTTCTAATGATTTTAATAAAGGCATTCCGCTAGGCAAAGTAACAGTACTTGCAGGTGAGAGTGGCGCTGGTAAGTCATATATTGCGGCAGGTAATATTGTTAAGAACGCACAAGACCAAGGTATCTTTGTAGTTCTTATTGATAGTGAAAACGCACTAGATGAAAGTTGGTTACATGCACTTGATGTGAGTACTGACCCAGAAAAATTACTAAAACTGAACGTAGCAATGATAGATGATGTTGCTAAAATTATTTCAGATTTTATGAAGGACTATCGTGCTGAATATGAAAATACAGACGATGAAAGCAGACCAAAAGTTTTATTTGTTTTAGACAGTCTTGGTATGATGTTAACACCAACAGACGTTGACCAGTTCAACAAAGGTGATATGAAAGGTGATATGGGACGTAAGCCAAAGGCTCTAGCGGCTCTTGTGCGTAACTCAGTTAATATGTTCGGTGACTTCAATGTAGGACTAGTTGCTACAAATCACACATACGCATCACAAGATATGTTTGACCCAGATGATAAAATTGCTGGTGGTCAAGGCTTTATCTATGCAAGTAGTATTGTTATTGCAATGCGTAAACTTAAACTAAAAGTAGATGCAGATGGAAATAAAACATCACAAGTACATGGTATTAGAGCGGCGTGTAAAGTAATGAAAACACGTTATTCAAAACCATTTGAAAGTGTGCAAGTTGAAATTCCATATGAAACAGGCATGAGTCCATATAGTGGACTAACAGATTTCTTTGAAGCAAAGGGTGTTTTAAAGAAAACAGGTACACGTCTAGAGTATACAAGTCCTGTAACAGGTGAAGTTATCACACAATTCCGTAAAGTATGGGATCGTAATGAAAATGATTCTTTAAAGTTAATTATGGATGAATGGGATAAACAGCCACAGGAAGTAAAAGACTCAGATGGTACTGATTTAAT